TGGCATTGTTTGCATTGGCATTGTTCGCCTTGGCATTGTTTGCCTTGGCATTGTTCTTCTTGGTATTATTTCCCTTGTTGTTGCCCTTGTTATTACCCTTGTTGTTGCCTTTGTTGTTTCCCTTATTATTTTTCGCGGTGTTTCCGTTACCTCCTAAGTTCTTTCTGGCATTGACAAACGTCTTGACACGATTTTTGTATTTTTTAGCACTATTAACATTCTTATCACCTAATGGGCAATGTTCTTCTAAAAAGTTTGCGGCAGCCTGGAATGCTACCTTATCCGGGCCATTCTTGTTCGCACCTTTTTTCATAGCGGAGAGCAAACTATTACAATTGGCATTACCGCTACCCTTGTTGTTGCCCTTGTTGTTGCCCTTGTTGTTCGCCTTGGCATTATTCTTCTTAGTATTGTTACCCTTGTTGTTCGGCTTGGCATTATTCGCCTTGGCATTATTCTTCTTGGTGTTATTACCTATGGCGTTTCCTTTGGCATTATTCTTCTTGGTGTTATTTGCTTTGGCGTTATTTGCCTTGGCATTATTTGCCTTGGCGTTATTCGCCTTGGCATTAGCCTTCTTGGTATTATTAGCCATTCTAATAATAACGCAGGAAATATATTCACTTTGTCTCCCATTCCAGGGCAGTTGTTATTTTTGCCCTTAGGTCTCCTTCCATAATCCGCCGATGAAGCTCGGTCATAACCGCACGTTTCTGTACATTAGACTCACGAATATGAGTCATAGCCATTTCATATGTAAACCAGCCAATATCACCGATTTCCCGTTTCATAATATGGTTATTCGGCTGAATATTTGCGATTGTATTTGATTTACAACAGGCAACAAAATAGGTTTGTTTGTAAGGAATGTTATTGGTACCAAGATATTCTTCAATCAGGGGAGACTCGTCAAGTATGTGAATGAATTTTGGTAAAATGCCGGTCTCCTCCTTAAATTCACGCAAAGCGCATTCTTGCTCTCTTTCTCTTAACGCACGGCGCCCCTTAGGGAATCCCCATTCGGCATCGGTAAATGTACCGGTGGCGGTTTCAATATAGTTTGCTAAAGTCTTTCCATTACGGTCTCCGGTAGCTTTGAGATTTTCAAAGTTACGACGAGCATTTTCAAACTCGGTTCGGAACTGTCGGGTGTTTTGTCCATTCCAAAGATCGGACCATAGTTTTTCAAACGGTTTTATAAGCAGTCGCCCCCGCTCTTCCACTGTCATCCCATTAATCAGCAGATGAATATAATCAATCTTATCCATTTTATACTTTCCTCGTAAGAATTCTACATAGCATAATGAATCCCTACGACGAACTAGAAGGTACTGAGGCACCCCCTCTAGGAACTTAATCGCACATATACCAAACGACATTACCGGCGCAGTACAATCCCGGAATGTATGACCGAATTTACCACAATTTACGCACTCCATTAGATAGGCGCACCAACTTTTTTCGGATAATCAAACCCACAAAAATAGTAGAGTACAGGAGAATGTCCCAGGAGTTGCCTGAAAATATGAAAGGTAAGCGTCCGCCACAGATGGAGAATTTTCCACCGATTGGAATGGGTCCATCCGTATGGGGACCCATTTTCTGGATGACAATGCATATTGTGACGGTGGGATACTCTCCGTTTCCTACGGAGGCGGAACAGACTGCTGCTATTAACTTCTTCGAATCGTTACAATATATGATTCCTTGCCCGATTTGTAAGGAGCATTATAAGGAGAATCTAAAAAGCAATCCGGTAAAAGATGCGGTGGAGGACAAGCAGAAACTGATTCGGTGGCTTTTCAATATGCATAATACAATTAACACGCAACTTGGAAAGCCTGAGGTTAGTTGGCGCGAGTTTGTGTATTCTATCGCATTTTTGGCAACAATGCCAAAATTTTCGTTCAAAGAAGCGGTAGAATCAGCACAAGGACGCTCTTTCTTTGATACACAATCGTTGCTATATTTGGTAGCAGGGATTGGGCTGGGAATAGGAGGTTTTCTAGCGTATAAGCATTACGCTAAGTAGTTAAAATCGGCACGTGTCTAACATTGCGGCTTCGTCATCTGTTTTAAATGTAAACCAGCTGAGGAGAACCGCCAGGAAATGGTTCTCAATCGGAGAGCCGATTATGGGAATCAGGGCGTAGAAGCGAGGGCGCTTCTTCTGGTACGCCCAGCGCCACAAGAGCACATAAGGTATCACAACGAAGAAGAAGACGGCTCCGTATATAGCGTACAACAACCGGTAAGGCCAATCGCGATAGACGTTGAGATTTGTGGCTAAGGAGGAGCCGAATACGGCAAGAGCTATCCAGAAGAAAATACGTAATACTTTTTCTAATACTCCAAAGGCACGATTAAACAAGCGCTTTGTACTAAAGGTTGCTCGTTCTTCTGCTTCAGCCATGGCGTCGCAACTCATGACAGGAATAAGTATAGGTTTCTGATTGGCAAGTTGTTCAGAACCTGTAGACGCTGGGTCAATCTTATCCGTTAGTGTAGGATCTTTATTATAAAGATAAAATCTATCAGTTCTGTCCTGACCACCTTCAGTTATTTGTAGTATGCCTGTAACATCAGTTCGTTTCTGAGTTGCTGCCTTAGCTTCATTTAATGTTTTAAAAATAAGGTTTTTTAAATTTTTATAATCACTTAAAGATTTATACATATCTTTCAAAAAATCCTCAAATGGTTCTTTTTTAAAGAAATTCGTCGGACCAAGTTGAATGGGGGTACCAAAACACATCGCTCCACTAATATCGGCACCACTGACATCTTGTTTGGCACCGCTAATGTCGGCACCGCTAATGTCGGCACCGCTAATATCGGCACCACTAATATCGGAACCGCTGACATCGGCTGCCGTAGCTTTTTTTTCAGCGGCGTACGCTTCAGCGTCGGGATTATATGTAGCATTATGAATCTGGTACATAATCGTGTTTTTCAAATTTTCCAAAATTTCACTCATTTCCCCTATTGATTATGAGTAATGTTATTTATACCAGCCGACGCACTCAAGGTGCCAGAACCCCAGAGCTGAGCGGGGTCATTTTCCGCCCATCGTGCGGAGATACAACACCAGCGGGCATGGCATTTCCGCTCTGTAGTTCGCAATCTTGTTGGGTTAAGAAAACACGGGTACGGTCACACGAAGCGGTGGACGGGACTTTTACACAATAGCGACCTGTGAGATCCTCGCCGACAAAACACCAGGCGGCTACAGGGGGAGTAGGTAGATTTGCCTGGGGCGGAGCTTGAACTGGTGGGGGTGCCGAGAGTTGTAGTCCACTGGGCACTTCATTAAGTCCACCAAGGGGGTTGAGCGATGGAGAGCTTCTGAAAGCGTCGAGCCAATCGGATATAAAGTCAAATCCGACGGCTTTGGCACGGTCCGACCACCACGGGCTTTCGTGTAATTTGTAATACTGGAAAGCAAGTACTGCCCCGACACAAAGCACCAATAGAACAATAATGCCGCCGAGAATGCTCAGCGACGATACCGTAGGAGTAAATCCTATATTGGCATTTGTTGTAAGGAAGTTCGCAGACGCATTCACAGACATAATCCTCTAAGTAAGTGTGCGTCTTTTAGTGCTTACGAATTATCCTTACCCCGATTAGATATGCCGGGCGGCTTACTGTCATTAGTTTGTTACGGAAATGAGAATATTATTCTCAATGGAAATCCACAAACGACGTATTTCTATAAGTCGTTTGAACGCTATACACACTTTTCACAAGAGCCGATTCAAATCCCGTTGGACGGTCCGAATCTCTTGCTGAACGATGCCCCCATTCTGTTGAAGACCAAAATTCCTCGGCAGGGTGATATGTTGAGCGATTTAGTATTAAGAATTGACTTACCTGATATTTTTAGCAAGGCGTATCTACGCCCCACTGGTCCACCCGCTAACACCTTTAGCATTGACCGACAATATGAGTTTGCGTGGGTTCGCCAAATCGGTGTTCGTATGATTGATACAATTACGTTTACCATTGGTGGTCAGATTATTCAGCAATTTAACAGTGATTGGATTTCTGCCCGCGCGATGTTAGACATGGATAGTGATGTTTATCATAAGTGGCGCGTGATGGTGGGCGATGTGCCGGAATGTTTTGACCCCGCTGTCGGTGTGTATGCCGACCCAACCGTACCCGCGGGTCAAGGGTATCCGAATGTTATCAGTTGGCGCGGCACACCGACAAATCCATATCCGACCCAAAACAATTCGGCGTCCATTCCTGGTCGTATTTTACGTATCCCCCTGGGTCTATGGTTTAGCGATTTCCCAGAGAACTCTTTGCCACTGGTGGGGCTCCAGTACCACGATTGTGAGGTGACGATTCAATTGCGCCCCATTCGCGACTTATACACTATTCTTGATTTGTCAGGAGCTAGGGTACGTCCTGGAGTTCAGACGTTAGCCCCGTCGTATTTGCCAAACGGAACGTGTATTGACCGATACACGCAGATTTGGAACCAGCAACTCTATGGAAATCTTCCATTGAGTATGACAAATCTATATGGTGGTAATACCGATTTGAGTGGATCTATGAAATTCTTTTTGACGGATATTTCGGGCGCGGTACCACTGTTGGACGGTTGGCCCCTTAACGCAACCTTAGAGGCAACTTATACATTCCTTCAGGACGATGTTCGCTTGATGTTTACGAATAAGACTCTGCGTTATAATGTCCGTCAAGTTCAAGCGTTTACCTTTTATGGAATTACAAGCCGAGGTACGTATAGATTGGATGTACATAATATAGCTACACGGTTGGTCTTCTTTGCCAGACGAAGCGATGCCATTACATATCGTAATCAGAATATTAATCTTACAAACTGGATGTATACGTTGGGTCCAGATCGTCCGTTTGTGACTCCAAGTCCAGCGGCAACCGCCTACCCAAATAGTACAACATCGGGTCCAATTGGTCGTACAGGTATTAATTTGGCAGGTATTCAGCGAGATATTTTGTTAAATACGTTTTTTACCGCAAACGGCAATGCATTGTTTGATAGCAATGATAAGGATTATTTCCAGAAGTATGTGCCATTCCGTTATATGAATGGCGGTTCTGCGGCGATTCAAGGATTGGGAGAATCTACACAATACGAAATGTGGCCAATAAGTGCTTATAGTTTTTCGCTCAACGGGTCATCGGTCCAGCAACCGTCTGGAACGTTAAATACAAGTCGTATAGACCGGCTGGAGATGGACGTGGATGTTTGGCCAATTCCATACCTAGCAGGATATACCTACAATCTCTATACGTTTGTGGAGACGCTGAATTTCTTGGAGATTAGCAGTGGCTTGGGTGGTCTCAAGTTTGCACGTTAATCCGTCCCCCTAATTTTTATACGAGTTCGTCAAACGAATTCATATGAACGAAAACCGAAAATCGGCAATTTAATACTTGTTGACCCACCAGTCGTCCCAGAAATAGGGAGGCTGCTGTCCGCTGAGGTCGGTCGCGGCTTGGACAATAGAGGTGGTGTTGGCGCGCTCACGGTAGAGGGAGTCAATGTGGGCGTAGTTGAGGGCGTAGCCGAAGTACTTGAGGCGACTCACCATTCCCTTCATCGGTCCAACAACGTTGTAGTCGGCAAAGAGAGCTGGATCGTAGCCCTTCTGGTCAGGGAAAACGATATTCTTCATCACGTAGAGTCCGCCCGTATTGAGCTTCGGCACCGTAGTGAGCTTCATACGAACAGCAATATTGCCGTTCACGTATACGTCAAGATTGGTACCCTTGAGCATGATGACAAGGTGGAACCACTTCGCTACTGGTATATTGGGCACCTCAACGTAATTATCCCACTGATTAATAGTATTCATATAGACACGGAGTGTATTTACATTGCTTTGTACGAAGACGGCAGGTGCTAGGTTGGGGAATCCGTTGTTGCTTCCCTTGTGGAAGACGTGCTTGAGTTTTACGGGTGAATTTCCAGTGGGTGATGCGCCGGGCGATGGTCCAGAGCACGAACCGTCTAATCCAGCGCCTCCCTCAAAGGTATCGGGATGGATAAATATGAACATAGAATACGAGAAAGCTGAGCCCTGTTGTTCATCGCGACTGTTGTACAAGATAGGAAAGCCTGAGTCAAGATCCTGGGGTATTGTCACCGATGTAGTCGTTGTATTATCAAATAGAACAACTGCCTGTCGGTCTAACTTTGATAAAAACCGATTCACCTGCTCAATCATACCCATAACGACTTGTAGCCCAATCATCGTAAGAACGACAATGGCAAGTTGGGGTATTAAGCCATCTCCTGCTAAAAATCCGGTCACAGATTCCATTTCCTCTATTTATATCTGGTTTTATATAAATGGAGAATCGCCAAAAATTAGATTTACAGGTAGTTCGCCCAGGTGTTGGCACCGTTGTAATTGAGATTGATGCCGAGCTTGGAAAACAGAGAGCGTACAAGGCTTGTGGCGCCCTGGGGTCCCGTCTGGTATAGACCATAGATGCGCTCCGGGGTGAGAGCACTGGCAGCAAAGAATATGCTATTAACTGAGCCATTGAAACCACCCGCCTGTCCAACGCTGAATATTTGGTCAGTACCTGGTCCAATTTTACCGCCCTGAGAACCGGCAACAGGACCCGGAAGAACGCAGGAGCGATTGAGCTTACCATCGTAGTACACATCCAGCACACGACCGCTGATGACAATCGTAAAGTTAATCCAGCGCTGCATATCAACATCGTTAATATCGCAGACAGGTGTGCTACCCATATTTGAGAATGTCTGTCCCGCAGTCGCCGCGCTCTGCGCATTCATTAGGAAGTTCTCCTGCCAGGTGAGCTCAGAAGCAGGGACACCCATCGTATGTACACGTACTCCTAGCATATTTGTGCTGGGGTAGAGGAACGCCACAACTACATATGCCGGAGGGGTTCCATCTGTAGGCATGGTGATTGTAGGATCAGAAATAGTAAAGATTGGTTTGATGACACCAGACTTTGTGTTATCCCACGAGTTGAGGTACATCCACCAGCTGAATGTAAAGTCGCCTCCCTCGGTAATGCGGAGGAGCGGGTTGTTTACAAAACTGCCATTTGATATTGCGTTGGCGTTTGAAACACTATCATAGTTAATCGGATACTCTGTCTTTATACTACCGCCCGAAGGTATGAGCGCAGAGTTCTGATTGCCTGGTACACCATATCCACCCTGTGACAAATCCAACGGAGGGAAAATGTAGAGTTCCATGTCGGCGCCAGCTGTTAGGTAAGAGTAAACTAGATAGACAACAATGTATAGCGCCAATAGGTACATAACATTTTGTACTAGACCGGAATTTTGGGAATAGAACTGTCTTGCCGCGTTCATACTTCTTCTAAACTATGGTGTTAAAAATCTTCAGGCGTACTCGTAATCCACATATTCCATTCCGCCAGGACCACTACTACCACCGCGCTTCTTCTTGCCCTTATCTGGGCAAAAACCGGCTTCGCACATAACTTTGTACAATTCGTGCCAAAGACTCTTAAATGTTGTTTGTCCGTCCGGGATATTTGGTCTACCTTGATAGTCTGTCACGTTTTTGTAATTTTCCCATATCTGTTTCTCATTAAGACGGCGAGGCCAGGCTTGTACCATAGCGGCTTGTCCCCAGAAATCCGGAGATGTTTCAAGAAGTACGCCTGTAGGATTTGTCCACGTTAGATTATCAAGTATAAGTGATGTCGCGTGACGGGCATTCAAATATATATCAATAGAACGTCCCTCAACAGCAATAGTAATCTGGTTCCATCGGGAATTCATCACGTTCTCAATCTCAGCATAGGGTACGGGGTTGAACTTATTATTCATTGTAACTGGAACAAGTGGCTTCAGGCGTAATAAGGCTGTTTGATGTACAGGATCCAATATAAACTCACCGAATCCAATCATTTTTAGAAGGGGCTTGAAGCGATAGTCGCCCTTAGGACCGGCAAAAGGTATGCGCTCTGTATTGATTTTATCCATATAGATGAAGTAGCTGATAGTAAAATTACTTTTCAACGCCTTAGAGAGTTGTACCTGTGTTAGAATTGATTTCATCGTGGACCCTTCGGAGTCAAGTTCGGACGCTTTACCGGTCAGCACAAAGGGTCCTTTTACGGTAGTTTCGTCCGATTTGGGCATAAAGTATAGTACATAGACGACACCCGCTGCAATAATCAAAAGGACTACTATAAGAAATATAAATCGGGGATTCATTCCTCTTATAGTGTAAGTATGTTTTTAACGTTTTTAGATTTTTTTGTGTTTATTTTACAGCACGTTTAGCGCCAGGTATTTTGCTATTTGTTAACTTACTTTGGTCAGGTGGCATAAAGGAAGGGTCCGTCTGCGCACCGCAACTGTCGGCGGGTGGCATAAATGGCGGGAACGGCATAGGGCAGAAGTGGAGTAATGTATGATTAGTAATAGCGTAGGGCCAGACGTAGAGATTCTGTATAGACGCTGCCGCTGCCGATTGTCCGCATAGACCGTAGACATCATTCTCAACCTTTCTGGGGTCACCGGCAAGTACCTTGGTTAACTCCAGTTTACAGTTGAGGTCAATTTCCAACACTCTATTGTGGACCGATACAGTAAACCGAAGCGGTTTATCAACGGGAATATCATAAATACGACCGGATTCGCGATAGACATCTCCCTTTGGCGACTTTGTATCAATAAATACAATAATATCGTTGGTGTTAGGGTCCAAAAATATACCGGGATTGAGACGTTTTGGTAGTCCATATGGTGGTGCCTGTTCATATTTATTAATGGCAGTGTTCCCGCTGGCACCACTTGCACTGTATAATTCAGAGCTACCACGGTGAAAGATATGGCGATACGGTCCTTCTATATTTGTGAGATTGCGGGTATTTGCCAACAATAAATCAAAATGGAACGTGTATTTGGTATCCATTTCAGGAAAAAGTTCGTCGTCGGTAATACGAAGATTGCTGATTCCTCCCATACCTTTTGTCCAAAAAGTCTTAGCATGGTCGAGCGACTTCCATTTCTCTGGGCGGAAGTCAATAGACTTTACTGACATTTTATAACCGGTTAGCAGTAGATAAATCAGAACAATAACGGCAATCAGTAGTCCGTAGAGAATATAATTGCTCATACCGCCACTTTGTGTCAATCGTCCAGAATTACCCACTGCGTTGGCGGCGACGTTCCGCACGGTATTCATACCGGGCATATTTTGAAAGAGCGAAGCCATTCCCTAATTCCTACTTAGACATAAGACTAGAGTTTGAGCCCCTTATAAAAATCTCGTATAACTTGGTTGCGAACGAACGAATTTAGTTTAATATTAGTTAGATGTATAAATTCATTATTAGCTGTCCGTAGTTTCCCCTTATCGAAGGTATTTCCGTCATGGGCAATAACCAGCATCACTTTACGGGGGTCAAGCTGGACCAGGGGCAACGAATACTTTTTAGTAAACTCAATTTCTTCGGCGTAGGCACGGGATTCGTCGCACCGATTTTCCATCGTGTATGCTTTTGTAAACGCCATTGTGCCAAACGTACCGTGATTCGGTCCGTAGGGACCGGTCTCCCAAATAGTGCCGTCGTCAGGAAAGAACACGTGATTGCGGGTAGACCCCGCCAAATTCGCCTTACGCCCAACCAACGTCATTACAGCGTGATTTACGCGCTCTGGCGGATAGTAATCGTCGTCGTCCATACAGACAAGAATCTCCCCACGA